CCGAAGTCGAGCAAACATGGTTCCAAAAGCTAACATTCGCTCCGAAAGAATACAAGGTTCTAGGGAAGTACGAAAAACCATCTCTGTCAGTTAGCTGGAGCAAGTGGGCGTTGTACGGACTCGCCCTAGGTGTGGCAGTGTACGTGGCGGCTCCTGTGATCTCTAAAGCTTATCGTAGCATTTCTTCAGGATTCAGTCAAGAGAATAACAGACTGTCCGAACAAGAGCAAGAGATATTATCAGCCTTGAGAGACGCTCGTCGCAAATTCCAGCCTAGCGTGGACTATAACAAATTCGTACTAAACAGAGCCAATCTGACCAAGCCTTCTATGAATAAGAAGAAAAACGTCAACGAAGTGTTGAATTTCACCGAGATTATTGCGGCGCAGAACAAAGACTTTGAGAGAGTCGAAGAGAATGCATATCTGCTGGTGGAAAAAGAACTCACACCGCTCAAAGTTGGAAACAACGTCAAAGCAGTCAAGCTGAATTGGCCAAGGATCTATGAGATTTACCAGAACGATCAGAGAAATACTGATCCTGTGCCTAGGCCTCCGAAAACGGGTTATTCACCTTCTATAAACGGTAATCTATGCACCCAGCACACCCACAATCCGAAGAGCATGGTTAGCAAGATTCATGCTCTCATAGAGAGACAGTGTGGAGGCATACTACAGCCTAACGAGTTCGTCATAGAAGAATTCTCGAAATTCTGCAAATGGTACTGGTCACAGATACCAAAGCATTTCGGAAATTGGCCAACTATGAAGGAGTGGCTCGAGGCACACGATGACTGGAGTTCCGCAAAAAAGAAGTATTATCGTCAAAACATAGCCGAGCAAATGGGCGATGCATATGACGAAGACTATTTCAGAAAGGACTTCGAGCTAATGGTCAAGGCTTGGGAAATGTACTTTACGACCGGTGATGCAGAGATGGCCGCAGAGGTGATCAGAGGCGTCAGTGATAGAGCCAGGGCTATAATGGTGCCGCATGATAGTCTGTGCGGTGTCTTGGCCTGGTCCTTGTGCGTCGACTTCGAGAAAATAAAAGAATACTGTCCTGAGATGGTGCACGGAGAAACGTCACAAGCATTTTGGGCTAGAACGGCCCCAGAAATCAAGAAGATAGAAGACCCCGTTTGTGTGCGGTGGGACTACTCTTCTTTTGATGCTTTGACCAGTAAAGAAGTTCGCGTGGCTGAGTTTTCATATTTCGACGCGACAGAAGAAGAACATTTAGCGTTTCTTCGCAAACACGGAGCTAAGAATCCGGAGAGACTGCACTATTATCTGATGAAGATCCGAAAGCAAGCGGAGTTCACCTGTACTTTCATGGGCGAAAAGAGAGAGAAGCTAG